GACCATTTGTAAGTGTAAGGTATAACTTTCCCCAAGTCCTGCAGGGTTGTGCAGGACAAAGCTCCAAGCTCCAAGCTCCAAGCAATAATAATACTTGACACATCCTATAAGATCCTATAGTATGTACATATCCCGTTTGCTGGTATCCGGATTTAAAACTCAAACCAGCACAAGGCCGAACCCCGGTAGGAATAGACGCTAGTTCGTCTCCATGTACCGGGACAAGGCACAACAACGAAAGGATACAAATGACTAAAAAATATAAAGTTACTAGCTGGGCTATTGTTGCCACAGTTGAACGACCAGATGGTACGTGGTTTGATCGTACTATAACAGATGTAGATAAAGAAACAGCAACAGCTGTTGATACATTTTTAACTGAAGAAATAGAGCAGGAGGACGCATAAATGAAAAGAAAAATAGATAGTAACAACCTGCTGCCATGGTTTACTGAGGATCAAAGCCAGCTTCCTGCTGCATACGTTGCCAGCTGCCAGAGATTTTTTCTGGAGTTGGATAGGCTCCAAGCAGACAAGCGTCAAGCCTCAAGCACCAAGCTTCAAGCACCAAGCTTGACAGATGGTGAAGGATAATATAGGATAAGATATAAACTAATGAAAGGATACATAACATGAGTGCACAAAGAAAAAGCGAAACCTGCAATGAGCAGCTAGAGCGGATGGTGAAGAACATTGCTCTGGATATCACCGATGAGAACAATACAATGAAACAACTAGAATCTTTTATAGACGGCGTTTACAATATAGAATGGATCACGCACCAGGACCACAGTTACAAAGCAGCACGGCTGCTGGTAGCAGGAGGCGGGCCTAACATCTGGGTGAATCTACAGACTAACACTGTTGACGGTTACTGGGGATCTGACAAATTCAGCTGGGGTTTTCAAGATAACATTGGTCTGGACGAATACCTTCAAGAGATGCATGAAGACAAATAAAATTACAGAACAACATCATGCCGGGCGCGCTAATGCGTCCGGTGTATCCTTAACTCTTTATATAGGCTGTACAACGCAAGCGTTGTACAATCAAGGCCCAAGAGCCTTGAGCAACAAGCTCCAAGCTTCAAGCCTCAAGCTTGACAGGACCACGGTTCTGGGATATAGTAGGAGTTATGAAAACATATATAATAATAGGGCGTTACTGGTCCCCGAAGCACGGGTACCTGGTGACACGATCGGAACACGAAATAGTGGCAAAAAACAAAACCTCCGCGATGAAGCAGCTCAAGCATGGTTTCAGGGATGGTTCAATCAGCCGAGGTGGCTGCAACCAATGGCATCATTATGAAGGTCCTCCAAGCGCGGACGAAGCTCAAAGTGAGCGCGAATACTGGAGCCAAGATCCTCTTGGTGAAGGCGATCCGGAGATCATGCCCAATGGGCAATCAAGATTTTAAATTACAAATTAACAGGCACCACAATCAGTGGTGCCTGGATAACGGTTATCCGGTTAAGAACTACAAGCCTCAAGCAGGAAGGCCCAAGCGCCAAGCTTCAAGCCTCAAGCACCAAGGTTCTCCAGCGTCAAGCCTACATCGTCAAATTTTTCCGCAATAGATTCAAGATCTAAGCGCCAAGCTTCAAGCTTCAAGCTCGAAGCTGCAAGCTCCTCGATCAATGAACCAGGGACCAAGTGAAAATGTTTCTCGGATCCCGGACCAAGGGTCTGGATGCAGATAAAAGTATTCTCTGGGTGGTTGTAATGCCACGCTATTTGGTGCGGACTCAACCTGACCTTGTCACCTTTTGCTATCTTAAATTCCACAGTAAAGAATTGATGTTTTTTGTTGTAACACAATGCATCCGGCATACCTTGAACAGATAAATTCTCTACTCTATTATAGATAATATTAGGTGTAGCCTTGCGTACAGTTTGGTATAATTTAGCCTCTGGACCCATTACTTTTTAGGAGTAACAGTTGTATCCTTTTTAGGCTCAACAGCAGGTAAAGAACTTAACATAGTTATAAGAGGATGTACTTGCTCCCAAGGCTGTGCTTTTAAATATCCTATCAATGCTGACAGTTGTTGTGTGCTTATTTGTTTCATTTTTCTCCTTTGTTTGTTAATAATTTCCTTTTAATTTCTCATCTATTTTTAATAGCTGTTCATCTTGTGTCTTAACTACAAGTTTAATATCATGCTCACCTATAATACGGCTCTCATGTACTTCCATCCTTCTTATCTCTTCTAAATATCCATTCTTCTCAACATAGATCTTTGCGTTGGTTATGGCATTTCCTTTTTTACTTGTGAAATTTTCTAAAAACTCCTGTAAATTCTTAACGTACATTATAGGCCACCCTTGTTTCTAAATTGATTCAATTGGTCATCAATTTGTCTAGCAAGTATCTTATTATCTTTTTTTAACTCTGCTATAAGAATTTTGTATTGTTCGTTTACAACCTCTAAATTTTGTAGTTTACCTAAGGCCATTTTTAAATCATAAATCTGTTGCTTATCACTATCATGCCAAGACTTGTGTCCATCAATGACATCTTTTAATTCATCAATTTTTAAATTTGCTTGCTCTAACAACAAGGTTAAATCTAAAGATCCTCTGTCTTCTTTCGTGCTTATCATACTTGACAATATATGATTGTTACCTTAAAATGTCAAGTATGCATAAAGTAGGATTAATAAACGCCTTAAACGATAAATATGAAGCAGAAATATCTGCCGCTCATGCAACCATAAATATATACTTAAACAGTTCAGTAGGTATAGGCGAACACCCTCAACACATAAGTGAAATAGATAAACAGCTGCAGAAGATAGTAGATGCAGAAGAGAAATTAAATATTCTAGAAGATTTCGAAGGAGAATAATGGGAGTACCCAAAAGATTAACAGAGATGCAACAACGGTTTGCAGAATTAGTAGTATTTGGTGGACCTGATGGTCCTGTTACGCAAACAGAAGCTGCTAAGATAGCAGGCTACTCAGAGAAAAGATGTAGACAAGAAGGATCTGAATTACTTAACCCAAGGCTAAGCCCATTGGTTGTTCAATACGTATCTAAACTAAAAGAAGAGCGTATGAAAAAATATGAAGTCAATTACGAAAACCACATTACAGAATTAGCTAGAATTAAAGAGGCTGCTTTGAAGAAGGGTTCTTTCTCATCTGCTGTAAATGCTGAAACAAACAGAGGCAAGGCAGCAGGATTATACATAGATAGAAAAATAATAAAAACAGGTAAATTAGAAGAGATGTCAGTGGAACAATTAGAAGCAAAGATGAAAAAAATATTAGAGGATTATTCACAAATTATTGACGTAACCCCTGAAGTAAAAGAGATAGAAGAATCATAGTATTTTACGTTTCTTTTTTTTAGATTTTTTATCATAGTCCTCATATTCTTTAATTAGCCTCTCCGATGGGTGATAGACATCCACATGAGTATGACACTTTGGACAAGATAGATTTGTAACCATATCATAATCTTCATCGTCTTCCATATCATGGTCGCCACCCCATATTAATTCTGTTCCGCAATGCCAACAATTCATATGGGGTGGCGACCAATCACCAGAGTTTGCCTCTGCCTGTTCGTATGACTTCCACACGTTTAATGCTTCTTGGTTTTTGCACTCAATTGAAAATGGAAACTTCTCTCTTGCAGCACGGGCCATGATTAGGTCTTCACCACCAGCACCCATACTACGAGATTCTATATCTTCTGGATGTACATTCAATGTTTCAATTAGTTGGTCACGAACCCACTGTTGGAATCTACGACCTTTAGCTTTAGCACTACTCGTCTTCATCTTCCCACTCTATTTCATCTTCAAGCTCATCTGATAATTCTGACCCACAAAATATACAATGAGAAATTATATAATATCTATCATTCATAGAATGTCTTATAGAGAACTCAGCTTCACATTTCTCACATACTATTAATTTCATTGAATTTCACAACCACCCGCAGCACATGCCAACTCCTGTGATCCAATAGTCATATCTGTTTTTTCATACTCTGACAATTTACTCCACTCCACTTCCTTAGGCATTTTATCAAGAAGAATTTCATACTCTTCTTTTTTGATATCTTGATATGGTGCTTGTTTATATGTATGTTCTGCAAATGGAAGGAAACTGACACCACTCATAAAATCAAAATGTTTAAAGACCCATGCACCAACTTCCAACCATTCATCCTCCTTAACAGAAATAGTAACAGATGGTTTGTGTTCACACCAATATTTTTGATATGTTAACCACAACTCCAACTGCTCAATAGCAGACATGTCTGTACGAAATACAGCACCATCATCTACTTTCATAGGAAAAGAAAACACAGATGTATTGCTTGGATTCATTGCATCATCTTCTATAGGAAATCCAGCATCAGCCATCATTCTTGTAAGAGGGTCTTTCTTATCTCCACGCACCGTACGAATATAGTAAGGATTATGACGAGCATGGATACCAGATGCTGCATCAACCAACTGAGAGACGGTCCCAGAGGGTTTGACGCACGTTACAGCGACACTTTGGTTGATACCTATCTTTTTTGCAAACTCTGCATTGGTTCTGATTGCTTCGTTTTTCAAATCTTGTAATAACGCTGGTAATACCTGGCGTGGTGATTTACCGTTAAGAAGTTTGCTATCCATGATGCCAGTAAGAGAAACACCAAGAAGCCTTTCCTCTTCACAATTTTTTCTCCATGCAGATGAAACATATTTGAAGTTGACAAGTGTGGTTTGGAATGTACCCAGAATCGTTGCAAGACGCACCTTTGCCAAAAGAGACTCCCGTGTATCAGTTGGACGAACTACAACTTCTGACAGATTGCAGAACTCACGATTACGCAAAATAATTTCTGAGCATGGATTTGTACCAAAATCAAAATCTGTAGTATTACGTCTACCATTTTGCTCTGATATCTTCACCGCACTTTCACGATTAAAAATACCACGTTCACCAGACTTGGATTCATAGAGAGCTTTCCACTCATCCATGAATACACCGATATCTGGCTTCTCTGTATAACATGCAGAATTATTTGCAAGAGATCGTTGAGGTTCAGTAGTCCACCACTGGCCATGCTTTGCAGCTCTCATACGGTCATCAGATAAATTTGATAAACTAATAAGAGCAGACCTACGAACACCACCAACAACTACAACCTCTGCAATCTTGCAAACAATATCATGGCACTCAATTGAAGACAACTTACGACCATTTGCATTTTTAAATACGGTGATTGCAAAATTAAATAAGGCTTCTAATGGTTCTGGGCCTGATGCACGACCACCAAAAGTTTTCAAAGGAGCGCCTGCTGGACGTATTTTAGCTAAATCCCAACATGGAATTTGTCCTATATACAACATACCAACCAATTCCTTAAAAGCTTTTGCCCAGCCCATTTTAGAATCTGCAACAGTTATCGTTGTATCAGAAATATGAAACTCATCTGCAATAGTAGGCAACTGAGAAACATATTGGCGCTCAACACTAAATCCTACACCAGTTCCATTCATCAATACATAAAGGATTTCATCAAAGGCCTGTGGTCGATCTATAGCAACATAAGAACAATTATACCCTGCAATATTTTCTCGTTTAAGTGCTTCTCCAGCAGTCATAAGACAACGCATTGAAGGCATTACTTTTAAAGACAATACTGCTTCTTCTAATTCTTCTCTTAGGGCTTTTGTTAGTTTGTAATCATGCAAATCATTCAGATGTTCAGTAAAGAAATCAAAATATCTTGCAACTGTTTCAGCCCACGTTTCTCTACGCTCTTTTTCTGGCAACCATCTGGAATATCTAGATAAATGAATGAACTCTTGATAGGTTGTGGGGAGATAGTTGTTAGACATTTATTTATTTCCTTCTTTCTTATATACGCTGAAATAGCCTCTAAGGGGAGGCTCTATGTTGCTGTAAAAAAATGTATCCTTTAATTGAATACATGTAAAACCAAATCCAGAGAAAAACTCCATCAATTGTTTTTCATTAAAACGATAAGGCCCAGAGTGAGTTGCTGGATTAAACCTTGTCTCATACGGACTTAATACTTTGAGAACAATATAACTGTCATCATGAGTTATATTTCCAATCATCTCAAAATATTTGTGTCTTTTATTCTTTAAATGAAAAAGATTGTGTATCAATCCTCTATCTAAAATAATATCGTATTTCTTAGTTAACTTAGAATTCAACGCATCATCTATAATAAAATTACTAACATCATATTCTAAAGCATTTACTATATCCGTAGCAGTTACATCAAATATATTATTATTTTCATTACCAAATTGATTTTCTATGTAATATGCTTGAGAACCATTCCCACAACCTAAATCTATAACTGAAAACTTTTTATTATCATAAACTCTAACTCTAAAAAAATACGATAAATCATCATCAAATAAATCATAGTTCCAAGGTGGTTTTTTTTCTTCGTACTGTTTTTGCCATATTTCCTTCATCTATTTTCTTCCATTCTGCAAATCTCAATTGTGCAGCTACACCAGAAAATGTATTATCATCTATAATTTCCTGTATCTGCTCTTTCGTATATCCGGCAATAATCATATCGTTAATATCTTTATGTTTCATACTGTCGGGCCACAATACAACTCTATGTCCTTTTTTAATTTCTTTTTCAATCTGTTTTAACAATTCTCTATTTCTAGGTTCATTGTCAAAAATTACAGTAAAGTCACAATCCATTGAAGGAATATCTGCTCCTGCAGCGGCGATGCAATTATCTAAAAACAAACTATCAAGCGGGCCCTCAACTATATAAACATGTTGGCTTTTATCAACCCTATCTAATCCAAAAATCTTATCTCGTTCTTCTAATTTGATAGTTAGATACTTGGGTTTTTCTTTCCCAAATGCTCTTCCTTGATATGCAAATATTTCTCCTTTCTCATCTCTAAACGGTATCAACAACCTTGGGTGATCACCATCCAAGGAAGGAAATTTATTTGGTATTAATGTGTTCGTGAATTTAAAAAATGACTGGCATAGATATAGATCGCAGAGTGATTTAGATGGTATAAGTCTTTTCTCAATAATCTTTCGTGCCGGGTGGTCTGTGGATAAATCTGAAATAGGTTTGAGATTTTTAAGAACACCCTTTTTGCGAAAGACAGGAACATCAAAATTAAACTCCGGCTCTGGGTTGTTGGTCTTAACCCCATTTTTATATCGTTCCATTATATAGTCTTTGTGGATTTTAGAGTCTACATACTTGATGAGATTACCAAGAGTTGATCCTGTACCACAATTATGACACTTATAGAATAGGTCATTTTTCTTGCGATAGACAAATCCTCTTGCCTTGGAACGAGACTTCTGTGAATCTCCACAATACGGGCACCTAAAATTCCATAAAAAATCCCCCTTCTTCTTGAATTTGAGAAGTTGGGGGCCAATAATGTTTAGGTATTTTGAATCAATATAAGACATAATATTAATATATAATACATCATAAAAGGTATAATGTCAAGTACTAAAATCAACAAATTTGTGTAACATAAATCCTGCTACAATAGAGCTTCCTATAAGAACATGACGCCATTTTTCCAGAACACCTACTCTGGAAATTAGTTCATCTCTTATTTTTTGTATTTCTTTATTTTGTTTTTGATGCTGGGCCGCAGCAGCTGACATAATTTCTTTAGTATTTGTGGTAATACGAGAATGCAGTTCATCCAACCGTTTAGATAATTCTGATCTGCGAACTTCTATTTGTTCTTCTGCTTGAAATATTG